CCCGGACCCACCCACGCTTCATTCGAAGCGTGGCCCTCTGCGGTATCCCAGACTCCCAAAAAGTAAAGGGAGATGGGGCTTCAGTAAAGTACTGAAGTACCGCAGTGTCGTCTTCGACCTTGGTACGCAAGCTCCTACCACGGATGGTTAGAGCCCGTACCTCGTAGGCGCACATATCCTTGTTGTACCTCCTGCAGTAGGAGGCCAATGGGGGAAGTGTGCGTGTACTTAGGCCGAAGACACCCGAATCGGCGGCTACATGGATTAGTCCTAATCCATGAAGGGTCGATGCGATGTAACCTGCCGTGTGCATCAAAAACTTGGAAACCAAGTTATTGTGCACCGCAACGGTCATCGCTACCGATTCAGGTTTGCCCGTCATTAGGCCCTTCCAGTACACCGGTGTAACCGGAATACCTGCGAAGGCGTCAACCCCACAAGACTCCCGGAACTTCCCGTTCCAGAAACTCTTGTTGAGGTTGACCTTGAACTTTAACAGTTCAAGGCCACGTATGACGAGCTCCCTGGAATCTTTGGGGACGATTAAATCGTCTCCAAAGACGGCCACTTCTCCCATCAGACTCTTGATGTTCCCTACTGTGGGTGCCATCCGTCGTGTGTGCAACACGGCAGATAAGCAAACACTCAGGAACATCAGAGACTGAACCGGAAAAGTTGTGGCGTTACCCATAGTTGCGTATTTACGCAACTTGTGTACCTTCCCGTTTGGAAGGACTACACTATGGGTTCTGCACGCGGCGAGTGACTTTAATAAGTGCGGATTGCACCTAAAAAGGCATTCAACCGCCCGGCAACTGACTCGATCGGAAGCACAGGAAAGATCCAGTGTAACCAATGAGCCAGTCCCAGAACCACTAAGGCACAGATCTTGGTTGTGGGTTTGGTCGCGAAAGCGAACAAAACCACTAATCCAGGAATCAGCGCTCCTAGAACCCATGTAATCCCAACAATTTTGTTGGCACCACTGGTGTTCCGTAGGTTCCGCGGCAATGAGCCGTGGCCTTGCGATGGTTTTGGGTACGCAGATAAGCTTGGAAGAGGGGTTGATTTCCCCAATTCCGCCCTTACTTGCGAAGTCGGCCCAACTCGCGTAACTGTGGAATCCACAGTCTGCGATAGGGAATGCAGTCTCAAGTCGCGAACTCCAGTTTTGCCAACAGTATTTGTTGGAGTCTGGGGCGGCGTTTGAGACGGCGCCAGGGCCATGTTTGAACCTCCACTCATGCACCCGATAAGGGCCAAGAGTGGAAGTAAGCACATCGGACACTTTGTCCAACGTACCCAGGAACGCCGACAATGTACCATCCGTATCCTCCATGAAGTGGGCTGTGAAGCCCCCTTCATCAGGAGGCGTACAGGATGGATCTTCCCAGAACCTGCTCGGTTCTGGAAGTCCATCGTCGGTAGTCACGAAGTCCTGAACCTCACGGTCCTTGGCTTCCTGACTACAGTCAATAGAGGTCTTCTTAGCGAAGCAGAGAATCTGCCTCAAAAAGAAGATAGCCTCTATAGACGGTGCGTCCTTCAAACACCCGTCCTCGTCAAATACGAGTAGATAGAGTCCCCTAAGTAACTTAGGGATCACTATCCGGTGAGACACCCCCTTACAACAAGGGAGGCCTGACCGATTGTACTCACCAGCGTCCAAACACCTGTCAAGGTGCTTGCCCGCTGCAACGAGGTCCACCGTAAAAAGGTGGATACCTCGTTGCTTGACGAGGCGCGTGATTCGGGCGAGATCTCTCTCGAACTCCTCACGCAGGGAAGGGAATGTATACGCAGCATCTCGCAAGAGATGCTCGCATACGCGGCTCAGTTCCTTGACATGCCTTTTCATTTGTTGTCCTTTCTGGGCAAACAAATGCATGCGCATGGCTTGGAACTACACACGTGCAGTCAGCCCTAACTTGCGTTAGGACTGCCAACCCAAAAGGTTGGTCAAAGCTTCGTTCGACGTCGCGATTGCCCACGAACATAGGCCACTCATAGGAGTGACCGCAATGAACGCGGCAGGCGCTTCGAAGACGAAGTATGCTTTGACCGTTACCTCCGGGCTGACGTTGGCCACCGCAAAGGTGGTTTGAGTGACCTCCACATTGTGGCGATCATTCACTACGAGACCGTCCGCGGACTTCGTCTGAGAATGACGAATCCGCATATTGTACTCGACCAACGACTCCCGCAGGTAGTACTCCGAAGAGTACAGGTCCTGGTTAATTTTGACGAGGGTTTTTGCGCCCGCGGCAAAAGTAACCACTTGTGTAGAGCCAAAATTGGCCATACTGGGAACTCCTTACGTTTCTGGTGCCACGAAAAGTCGAAGTACGTCTCGTTAGTCTTGGGGACCGTGATGGCCCCAGATTGGCGAGTAAGTGTACTTCCATCCCAAACGTTTGGGACGCTTGGACTTCAGTACTGCCAGAGACGTAAGTATCGACCAAGCCTTTAGTGTAACTAAAGGCTGAAACGAAGGTGCGAAGGGGAGAGTAGGCGCGGCTAAATACCGCTCCTTTCTCTCGAATATCTCCACGGGTACACCCGAAAGGGTTTGCCATGGAGCTACTCCTGTGACGTTGGACCATTCCGCTTTACAGACAGAATGCACCATTACCACATTCTCGGCCCAGGTACATTTGATTGAGTTGTTGGTGGCGGCAATAACTTTGCCTAAGCCAGCAAACCAATCTATGAACCAACTCCAGGGTGTGATTTCCCAGAGCGCAGCGAGAGCTTCGTGTGAAGTAATCCCCGCAGCCATGCCTGAAGCAAATCTTTCGAGATGCTTCCAGTCACGTCCGCGAGGTAACTGCACACTCGGATCAAGTTTCCACTTGACCGCACCCCAAATGTCCTGAGACACTTGGAAGCCTCTCTTAGCATCGATGACGGCACCTTGCCCACTGGACATAGTCACAGTGGTTGGGGCGATCGTCATCTTTGTACTGCCTAGGCCTGCCCTTCGACAAGCAAATCTCTGCCTCTGAAGAATGGAGAACGTCAGACAGCGGTCATTGACCCCTTTCTGAAATTCCCATATCTTCATGAGGTCGTTAATCATGGGTCGGATGGCCCATCGCCAGGTAATATTACCTTTAGCGATCTTGCGAAGCAAGGTGCCACCCCAATCCTTGACTAACGTAGGAATGTCCTTTAGCTCAGCAACAAAAGTCGGCACACTGATGTGTGGTTGACTAATGTTGGTCTTAGCTAAAAGCTCCCATCCGAGATTATTTATCGTCAGCCCACTTGGCTGCGGTAAATAAGTTCGGGGGTCCCGCGGCGTCGGTACCCAGTCTACCCCATAATTCACAAGTTTGCGATTAAGGGTAGCTCCTGAGTACTGTTCGCCGTTCAAAACAGGACGACTGTACGTAAGAATTTTCAAATCCAACGCATTTGCGTTGGGAAAATTCCCAATCGTATCAGTCATAGTCTTGTCTTGACCATTGGTAATGACACGGGTCACGGTCGTAGGGTTCCAGTAGAATGTTCCACTGGTAGCACTAGCGTTACCGAGAGTCCTTGTCCTTCCCGTTGGCATGGGCAATTCCTGAGATTTGTTCCTTCATTTGGAGGCACAAATGTGCAACGAGAAAGATCTCGTAGGGCGACCCAACAAGGG